CCCCCCCGGACTTTCAGTCGCGTTGGGTAGCCTTTATCTCGGCATTTTCTCACGTCGACACCCGTGTATCCCAGATGGTTTGTATTCACATCCGGGCTTATGTTTGGCGGGTCCTGTCTAAGACAAAGGAATGCGCGCCGCGCATGGGTCGGGGTAACACCCCGCGGTTGTTTGAAGTTTTCTCTTTAGCTCGCGAAGGCCCTATAGGCGGCCATGGCTGCTCCTGACACCTTGGTGAAGCTGGGCATGCTGTTTAAAGCTGCCTGAGCAATCAGCGCCCCCAAAGGGTTGTGCTCCGAAATCGGAGTGTCGGCAATAAAAATCGTCGACGAAGTCACATTGGGAGAGCCCTCGATGTGGTAGACGGCCTCAACCTCAAAAGTTTGAGACCCGACGGTGGAGGAGCCACCGGTAAAACCGATGGCGATCGCCGTCCAACCATCACACATCAAGTACGAGGCATCACCAGGCGCCACGTAAGCCACCGAGGTGGTGGCCTGCATGTCGGAGCCCCACGGCGAATCCTGAGAGTTCCTAAGAAATAGCCCGGAAGGTGAAACCAACTTCGGGTGAATCTCAAAGGTCTCCTCAGATAGCTGAGGGCCCTGATACCTGGCATGGTGCGGAAAATCCAGCAGCGAGGCTATGTCAACCTTCGCGCTGGAGCCTGTGCCAGTCTTGGGGACGCCCGCCGCGTCCAACCAATTACCTATACTAAAGCCAGTCTGGCCGGTTCCAGAGGCATTCTGGCCGCCAATGGGAAGACCATTGGGCACCCTCATCCTTTCGTGAATGGGGACGAGGGAAATGGTCAAGGCCCCTTGTGAAGAAGTGATAGCGGTCGTGTTCCTAATCCTAAGACCCCACGACACAATCCTGTGATTCGTCACCTTGGAGTACAAGGAGGCAGAGTCGTTAGCAATACAACCGTTGACATATGATACTCCGTTAGGAGTGTTCATAGTCGAGCCGTTGGTTATGCTAGCTCTCGTGCTAAACACGGGATTAATAACACTTGGTAAGAAAATGCAATCTGCATTCCCGCTAGTGTCATTGCTGAGCGTGGCTACTTCCCTCAGGGTGAGGGTAGCAGTTGGTGCATAGAACTGGTCAGGCACTCTGCATCCCAAAGCCGCTTCTGAAAACGGATTGGTCAGAGCAAGCCTGTACCTATCGGCGGAACCGCCTGGCTGCGCAACGGAGATAACGTTACGAGCTTTCTTCTTCGCCTTCCCCTGGCTGTTCATAGTTTGCCGGGAGACCTGAGCTTGCGCACCCTGTTTTGAGACCTGGGTGCTGGTCTTTGTTCTTTTCTTGTTTGTCATGCCCGGCGACGGCACCGAGCAACACCTCGCGGGCATTCAGGAAGGACAAGATCTTGGACTTGTCCCCGCTAAGGGGCATGTCTTCGACCTCGGCCAAGTAGTTGTACACTGTGGACGCGTCGTTAAGACGCGAAAACGAGGACTCATAGAGCATACGCTGCCATGAATCCAACCAACAGTGCCAACTGCCGTCGGCCTGCCGCTTAAAGCGGTGAGAACAAAACACGAAATCATCGCGAGACTGGCTCTCCACATCCCTCACGGGCAGGCCGATCTCCGAATAACGCTTCTTCAGGGTCTCCACGTCATACCGGGTCCACTCCAGACAATCGTCTCCCATCTCTATCGAGACGGAACCAACGTATTCAGCGCAAGTTCCCCTGCCAACTCCGTTAGAAGAGGTGGTTAGGTAATCTCCGCTGCGCTGGACTCTGGTGTCGTCGAAATTAATCAACAAACCCTCGTCCAGTACGTAGGGGGTGGTAAGCAACGACTGACTCCACCATGAGCAGGCCTTTCCAAGGGTTAGCTTGCATTGGTCCGCATTGGTGCACGTTTCAGTCATATGCCCGGCGTGGGCGTCGGCCAAATCCTGGGAGAAGTTCTTCTCCCATCCGCTGACATCTGAAGCCACTGGCTCCAGATTCAAGGCGTCGGATATGGCGACAACACGGTCGCCAATCATGGCAGCGTGCTCCCTGTTGAATCCGATTCCCTTCTTCGTGGGCAAGTCTGGGTAAAACTCGCCCTCGGCCTCTGCGTAAGGCATGAAGAAAATCCTCTCCACCAATTGGTCAATGATGGAGACGTTAGCGATGAGCCGAGGAAGCACCTTGCTCACTTTCTGAGCCTGCTTCTTCGCGAACAAACGGTAGGGATCCCTTAATCCCTCTTCAATCCACTTTTTCCGGTCTTTTTGGAATTCCGAGAATTCGTATTTGCCGAAGTAGATCCTGCTGACCCTGTCGAAGACCTCGTCTTTGACTTGGCCTCCGACTTGGTCGAACAAGCTTCCGTTGGTTTGGAAGTTGAGTCTGTAGGGGTACCCTGGGGTGGACTGGCGGTTGGTGCTGAGGACAACAGTTTCCCAAAGTCCTTCAAGCACTGATTCGAG